ACAGCGGGAATGGTTATAGTAGTAGTACCGCCATCTTGGCCTTCATGACCAGTAAAGTCTCCGCCATCACCACCACCAGCACCACCACCACCACCACCAATTATTAAAAATTCAATCATATTAACACCAGCTGGAACTACTATGGAGCCTGCTGCACCAGAGTGGCTACCTACGCCATTATTATCTACTTGGGCTTGAACAAATGCAGTTGTGGCAATTTTTGTACTATTATCGCTCGTAGTTGGGGTTGGGGCTGTCGGCGTGCCTGTTAATGGTGGACTGACAAGAGGTGCGTAGTTATCCGTTATAAAATCTCTGCGGGTTAAATGTGCATCGTCTGTTGGTACTGACGCTGTGCCTGTCAATGAAACATTACCAGACAATTCAAGTGTCAATGTAGAATCAGGGAAACCGACAGCGTTGCGTCTATCCCAAGATACATCGCCTGATGTTTCATTAAATGTTAATTGTGAACGTAATACATCAGTTGAACTGCGAAGTTCGAGGCTCGTATTTGTGCTGCTTGGAGCACGTAGTATTAATATAGCATCGGCTGTAGAGTTAACAATGGATAAATTGCCAGTCATAATATCGCCAGTACGCAGAACCATCAAATCCAATTGTCCTTGAACTGTAGTCACGCCAGAGATACTACTCATACCGATAAGTCTATTAACGTCATCCGATTGTAATGATAATGGACTACCGCCAAGAATTAAACCATCTAAGAATGTATCCTGACCACCACGTAAGTGAACAGTACCATCGTTGATGTGGTCTGTAAGCTCGTTTGTTACTTCACGGAAAACAGTTGTCCAACCAGCGGGTTCAAAGTTGTATAAAACTTGTTGTGTGGTATTATACCAAAGTTGTCCTATAAGTGCTTCGGTGATACCATTACCGATACCAAGGTCATACATGTCTTTTGGAACGGCACCATTTCTTGGTGAGCCAGCATTTGGAACAAAGCTTCCTGTTCCAGCAACAAAACCATCGGGGTCGTCTGTACCCTTCAAGAAATCGCCAGCTACTTTTTCTGGACAAGCATTGTTTTCCAACTGCCGATATTGGTTTTGGTTTACACCTTCACCCCATTTAATAGCACCGAAGCCATACAGTTCGAGGTCGCTGTCTTGTGCCAAACCACCCGGACCATTCAATTCACCCGGACCAATTATGAACGAATCCGCTTCGCGTTGTGTTAAATCAAAGTTATTGTCATCAAAAGCGGTCTTTTTGATATAAAATGTTTCGGACATCCCATTTACCTATGTAATTTTTAATTATATATCTATTTATCATATATATATTAACCAAAAACCCGGGCGGGTAAATCTTAAAGTTCTAATGCTGCAACACAGTCCTTCGCCAATTTCAAATCGTCGGGGTGGGCTTTAAAGCGTTTCATCCAATATTCTGGATTGATGATTCTTTCCATGATAACACGTTCTTCTGAATTGGTATTATCGCGAAAGAATTCGGTGAATTTTTTACTATTGAGGAGTATCCACGGTGATAGCCTGCGTTGGTATAATAACTGAATGATGTCGTTCGGCGCCACGATAGTAAATATATCACCCGTCCCTACACCACCCTCATCGACGATTTCAAATATTGTTTTGACTGTGACTTCTATCAGCTTTTCCGTAGACATGATTCTAGTAACCCATTCCAAATATTTGGCGTAGGCACGGTCGTCTGTCCACAGCGGTGGTTCTATGCGTTGCTTAACCATGAGTTCTATGAATGCGTTGGTGTCGGGGAGTTGGGTTCTGCGAACGAAGTCAACAAATTTCATAAATGCTATGAAATATTTCGAATCCCTAAAAGCATTCGGGTGTGTAATTGTTGTATGGTGCTTATGTTTCATCCACGCCTTGTAAAACAAATGCGCGGCTTGTCCTTCCAAAGACCTAATGTCTTCATCTCGTTTCATTGCTTTGCAGTGATGTTTAATAAACCCTTTTTCGGTTTTTAAATGTGCATGGCAATAATCACATTGATATTTGTTTTCTAAAGTCACCGTTTTCTTTTAGTTTTAAGTTCTTTTTTAATGGCTTTTATTTCAGCGTCCTGCCTGCCAAGTTGTTCCGCAAGGTCAATTATGTCTGCATCTGTTAATATATTAATGGCTTCTTGTGCTTCCTTTTTACTATAGTCAAATATTTCAACAACAATTTGAACCGCGAGTGGTGTAGTGCTCGAAAGTTTTGGTTTAGTTTTAATGTACTGGTACCTATGCGCCTTACCCGAAGTGGACGCTGTCATAAGGTTAAATAATAATCTCTTATGCTTATGTAGGTGAAATACATATGGATTAACCATTTCATTTAAGAAAAATATCTGGCGGGCGTCACCCTTACAACCAGACAGCCAGCGCAAGAACACAATCGGTGCAAATTCTTTTAAGTTTTCTTCAGACAGCGTATCGTAGTATCCAACGTTTTTGGTGCTGATATTACTTAACATCGGGAAAAGGTCTATCTTGTATGTTTTCTTTTTAGCTACCATCAGGCGTTCTCATCTTCTTACCGCAAAATTTACATTCAACATAACCATCCTTTTTAATAAGGTGTTCGTATGGGTGAATGCATTCCTTAACCATAACACCACGAAGGTCTGCAATCTTATCAAGCATAGGTTGTTTTTCTTCTGCTATGATAGTAAGAATCTTTTCTTCTATCGGGTGTAATTGTTCTAACAAAGCTTCCATGTTTTTAAGCTTACGCTTCCACGCAGTTTTTTCACTGCGGTTGGCATGGTTTGCGATTGATTCTAATTGTAACCGAAGGTCTGCTTGTTCTTCAGTTTCATTTTCGGGTTTCTTACGTCTAGCCATGATTACACCTGCGACAGTTCAATAAACATTGCTGCTGCATTGATTTCTGGGTCTGCAACAATACTGTTTTTGTATAGATGGTTAGCGATGGTTATCATACCCACTTCCCAATTTTCTTTATTCTTGAACTTAGATGACTTGTCTAAGTTTTCGTATAGGAAGCGGTATACTGCTGTCCATTCTTCTGGTGCTACATTGGTGCACGCGAGGTGGCGGGCGTCGTCCCACTTATCAGCTGCTATTAAATCTAATAGGGCGAACTTATAGTCGCCTGCTTCTGCTGCTCCCACGAAGGACATCAACTGTCCAGAAATAGAATTCTGTTGTAATAAATTTACAATCTTGCGAATGTCTGGATATCCAACGGCGATATACTTGTCGAGTTTATCAAGGTCGAAAGTTATGTCTTCACTAATTAGAATCTTTGCACAAAATTCAGTGATGTCGTTTTTGTTGCCAGCTTTGAATCTATAGTGTTGTGACCGCGATTTTAAAGCAGGCATTATTTTATGGTCATAGTTACATGTCAATATAAAACGCGCTTGTGATATTGGGTCTTCCATGTACTTACGAAGAACCGCCTGTGCGGGTTGTGATAAGTAATCTGCTTCTTCCATCAATATGATTTTGAAACCACCCATGGCGAATGTGCTAATGAAACCCTTAATTACATCGCGCATGTGGTCAACGGAGTTTTCATCGGAAGCGTTGATTACTAAAACGTCTGCGGATTCAAATCCAATTTCATCAATTAATATCTGCGCTATTGTTGTTTTGCCTGAACCCTGAACACCGGATAGTAAAAGGTGAGGGATTGTTTTATCCGCGACCATCTGACTGAATGCTTTTTTATGCCCTTCATCGTGGAATACGTATTCATCAAGCGTGGTTGGTCTGTACTTTTCGCACCATAGAAGATGCTTGGAACTGTTTATCATTATTATTATTCTCCAATTTATCGAAGAATAATACTACATCAGTAAGCTGTTGTCAACTACTTTAAAAGGTTATTTATTCTTCCGCAATGAATGAGCTGGTAGTTTCTTTGATGCTGTATCTGTATCACTATGACCATGCATAGCCGCTTTAGCTTTAACTACTGGTTTCGACTTCGGCTGTTTCGGAGGTGCCGCGACAATCTTATCATGATTTTCATGTAGATGTTTTTTAACACCGCCTGCGTTATACACAAGAACCTTATTAGTTCCAAGTGTTAACCAAACAGCTAGTGGGTCGAACACGAAGATTAACATAAGGATTAACCACTTAACGGCTTCGTCAGTATCGGTGTCAAACGCACCGGCGATAAAGATGATTGCTCCGATATGAACTTCAGTGATTAACTTTTCTTGTTTTAGTTTCGATACCGCTAAGGTCTTGTTACTTATCTGTTTTGTATATGAAGCAATATCAGTACGAATGGTTTCTAATTCTGGACCATACGACTTCTGTAGCCGTTGGCGACCCGTAATATAGTTGTTTGGTAGTGACGCAATATCGTCGTCGATTTGCTTTTTACGTAGAATATTTTCATTCTTAAACGCAATCAGTTCTTCTTGTTCGGATGTAAGTAGTTCAATTTGTTGCTCTTGTTGTTTAAGACCAAGCGTATCTTGTTGATAGCCTTGCGATAAGAAGCCGAATATGCCTGCGGAGGTTATCAACATCATAATGCCAATACCAATGTACCCGTATGCTTTACTTCCCCGTGATTCTAAAAACGAATACCGATATATGTACGATACTGCAACCAACTTACCATATTCAATAGCAATACCCATAGCAATAATTTCCCAGAACCAACCAGAAAAAATAGATGCTAATCCATATATACTAAAGTAACCTGCGACCGTAGCCAGTAATGCTGCGCTAGTCGCCAGAAAGAAAACAAATCCCATAACAAATCTCCATTTGAAATAGTATTTATCAATCTTAGAAGATTAGTCTTCTACCGCCATAACAACCGATTCATCACTATACCAGAACGTATCATTATCAAATTCGACAGCTTCTGACCATTTCAATGCTTCAATAAGCACCTTATCACCCGATTTGAACTCTGTAATATCGGCACCACAATTTTCAACTATAACCCAGCGTGGTTGTTTGGCGCTTTCGTCATAACTTGACATGGTGAAACCAAATTCTGTGGTTTCTTCGAATTGCGTTCTGCGTTTTTCTAAGTCTGTGCGGATGACAACTTTGTCTACAAACTTAAATGTAAATCGTATTCCTAGAGGTTTTAATATCATTCTGATTCCTGTGGTTCTTTTTTAGGTCGAGCGACTTGTTTAGTCGTTTTTCTTTTAACTACTTTCTTTTTCTCTTCCTTGACAGGTTCAACACTTTCTTCTACAGCTGCAAGTGCTTCTGATACAACTTCCTTAGTATCTTCTTCGATGTGCGATTCGTCAACAGTGGCAGCTGGCTCTGGTAATTCAGGGGCAACGTCTTTGTTGGTTTCGTCAACTACATTCTGTGCTTTTTTTATTCTGCGCTTTAATCTGTTTTCAATAAAATCTTGGCGAGCTTTTACTTCAAGTGGCGCTGGTGATGATGCAATTTGTTTCTTAATTTGCATTAAGTCAAAATCTACAATCGCTCCTTTTGCACTTCGTACTTTTTTACCCATTATAATCTCCACATATATTATTCGGTTCTTAAGAATTCTTCTATATTTAGTCCATACTTAAAGCTGTCCACGTCGTGCACGCCCATCAAGTATAAAACATAAGAAGAAACGCTGCTTCCGCGTCCAACTCCCCAAACCACATTATTTTCTATAAGGGTATTTATAACAAAAATTAAAGTACGTAACACATCCATTAATTCAAGCTTTTTATATAATTCCAATTCGTCAGCTACGCGTTGCGCACGAAGTGCTAATTTATCATCGTTTGGGGATTGTTCCATTAATTTTGCCACAACGTATTCTGTAATGTTGATGTTCTTATATTCATCAGGTATGTGCCAGTCGTATGATAATGGACGTATGTTCTCTTTTATACCAATCCTTTCCGACTTTAACGTTACGCTTCTATTGTATTGTTTAATGTCTGGTGTTAATTCACTTACATAAAGTCCTTTAGTACTTTTACGATTCAATATAGCATGTAAAAGTTCATCGGCGGTAACCGTCGAATCGCCATCGTACCAAAGAAGCCTTTCAGTAAGTTCAGTATTAAGAGAAGCTGCTGTCGTAACTTCCATCACTAGTGTCCAAATTTGGCGTAGCAGGACCACTAAGGTCTACTGGCGGTTGTACTGGCATTACTGGCACTGGCGGCTTATCTTGCGCCGTCATAACTTGACCAGCAGGAACCCCACCCGCAGGTGGTGGTGGCGGTGGAATATGCGCAGCGGTCATTTGATGTGGGTTTCCTTGTACTGGCATAACATTAAATGCGGGGTTACTTGTAGGTTTAATATAGCCTTCAAGCATCTTTGCCAATGCGGATGCATCTACCGCAGACTTTGGCTCAATTATACCATCAATCTTTTCGCGTATTAATTTCCATTGGTCGGCAGACGGTGCCCAAGCTTCTGGTTGCAATTCTTCCACACCACTAAGCCATGCGCGGAATTCCGCCAGTGTTTGTTTTTTTACTCTTCTCCTACCAGCCATTACTTATTTCCTTTCATTAATTTCTTTTTGATTGCGACAAGTCTATCTTTTGTAGAAGGAGTGTTGTCTATGCTGACTTCGTTCTTTACAGACCGTTCACGAATTTTAGCTAATATATCTTCCGCACAATAGTGCTCAACTACTGCATTATTTTCTTCAGGCGTTTTACCACCGTATGTTTGGACTGGGTATGGCGCATACGTACCAATAGGCGATGCACCATAGTCGCCACAGCCAGAGGCGAAACCACCTATAGCAATACTAGATGGTGCGATACCATTTACATCAGTGAAGCCGATTGTCGCATCGTCGCCTATTGTTATATTGCCGCCATCTTGTCCGACAGTGCCACACATAGGTTGATTTTCCCACCACGGTGTTTCGTCTGGTTGTTCATAGGTTGGTGTAGGTATAGTCCAAGGAATCGATGGGTATTGTACATCAGGCGCGATTTTACTTGCCATTTCTGCAATCAAGTCCAAACTTTCTTTGCTTGGTTCAGCACTACCGATACCACGATATAAGCCTGTAATCCAAGCTTGATATTCTTCAACGGTTATTGTTTCTTTTTCTTCAACATTTTTGTTCATTTGGTTCTCCTTATATTATATCGCCAACGACTTTGTCTTTAAGGTATTTATTATACGCATCGGACGGCGCGACATTAACCCAAGAGGTTGGGTCTATTGGGTGGCAAAGCATTTGATACTTGTTCAAAGACGGTCCCACATTTTGATGATTTATTTTATAGTCAATTACTTGGATTGGTTCCAATTCTACGTTCACCATGTCCATGCCATACACAAGCGCCTTAAATTCCTTACCTGCCAGTTCGGATATCTCTACTACATCCAGTTGATAAGTTTCCTCATCGGATATAAGAATATTCCAGTTGGCGGGTAAGTCGAAAGTAAACCCGCGCACGCGAAGCGTAATCGTCGGGCAGATAACTTCCTCAAATACTAAAAGCGGGGAAAGTGTAAAGTCCATCATATTTAAATCGAGGACATACATGTATTGGGATAATACTGGACCTTGTATACAGTCCAGCAATATTGCGTCGTTGTTTTCGTCAAATATTAGCATATTATTTTTATTATTATTGTTATTTGTGTATTATAGACCATTATTAATCAATAGTCAACACTTCTTTTCTTATACGGGTACTTAGCATTTTTATAGTGCGATATACGTTTTGTACTGTGGCGTTTGCTGTATTTTAAATCGGAGCAGATGTCCGCCACAAACACATGGTCTTTATCGCCACCTTTGCGCAACCCTCTACCAATCGCTTGTATAACACGGATAAATGATTTACCAATATCGACCAATACCAAATTGAATATGCGTGTTATGTCCAAACCTGTACCTGCAATGTTTACTGTTGCAATTACAATTAGGTTATCATTATCTTTAAACCGTGAATAGATTTCTTGGCGGACTTCTGTTCCGTCTGGACCATGTAAGAAAACCGCGTTGTCAATTTTCGCTGCAAGTTTCTTACCGAAGGGTACACCGTTAACTAAACATAAGACGTTGCCCGACAACATCGACCTATTAACTAAGTCGTTCGCAATCCAATCTAGGCGTGAGGGTTGTGAGTGTAAAAACTTCTTTTCGGACGTAAAATTGGGAAAGTATGAACTTTTAAACTTCGCATACGTCGTTTTACTTAATTCGGGGTCATCTTTCACTTGTTCCTTAAACAAGTCATATTCCTTTCTTAAATCTACGTGCAATTCTACAATATCAATATCAAGCGTAGATAAGTGCCCTGCTTTTATCAATTCGTGGGCTGGTATTTCATATCGTACACTACCGACTGCGATTCTTACTGCAATTGCATCACTCTCGCCTTCTGGCAGCGTTCCTGTGACACCAAAACGATAGGATATATGCTTGCCGTGGTCATTCAATAACTTCGTTAGCACAGGACCACGTAAGCCCTGACACTCATCTACGATGACCATTTGGAATTCGGTGATAACTTGTGGGTTATTTTGAAGCGTTTGCCATGTAGCAACCACGTGTTTATGTTTTAAATCTTTTTGTGCGCCGCTATATTCACCAACATCTAAACCGAATGCCTCGTAGCTTTTTCTAGTTTGGTCTGTCAGTGTTGTATCTGGTACGATAATTATGGAGCGGAGGTTGCCCGTCTGTTCATACGTAAGTGCCAAAGCAGCACACATAGAAGTTTTACCTGCGCCCGTGCCTGCGATACCTATACCATTACCTGCGGACAACAACGCGTTAACCATATCGACCTGATAGTCGCGAACTTTCCATGGTTTGCCATCGTCGTCGTTAATATGCGAAAAGAATTTTTCATCTATGGGCTTTGGTGTAACAGGTAGTGATTTTCTTTTATCTTGTAGTTCTATCTCATAGCCCAAATCAACAATGCTTGGTACTATTTCATCCAACAAGGTTATAAAGGTCTTTCCAGTTTTATGGAAATATCTTATCTTACCGTCCCAAGAACCTAATTGGAATTTGGGGCTGAAGAAATAACCTTCAGTATGAATTCCATATTTTTCATAAAAGTAAGCCATATGGTCGCGGGACAACCCAAGGCATGCACAATTAACTTCATCTACTAATACTATCTTACATATTTTTGTCATATTTCGGAAAATTCCAAATTAGCGATTCGGAGTTTCGACATATTCGTTAACTCGTAGTGACGTTGCTTAAAAGTATCCACGACAGATATATAGTCTTCGTATACTTCTTCAACTTCAATTAATATTTTATATACATTAAGGTATTCGGGTTCGGCATCAATGTATTTGTTAATCATTTGGATTGATAGTGTGCGGGAATAGTTCTCATTATACTTTGTGTACCATACGCCACGAACACGGTCAACCTCCATCCGAAAGAACTTCACTAATGAATGTAACCTAATTCTTCGTTCGTCGTAATAATGCATCTGTGCAGAATTTTTACTAAGACAATTTTCCAAAAGTTTTCCTTCGTTACTGTATTGTTCCTTGGCGGGCATCAAGTCGTTGGTGAACTGGTCCAATATATCTGGTAGTTTTACATAGTCCTTGCCAAGTTGCGGTACCAAACTCATAGTTTAATGTCCACCTTTAACAGTTGAAAATTTTAGCGCCTGTCTTTGTTCTTCGGTTAAATCTGATAAGTCAAATTCTACATCGGATTGTGTTACGGCTTCCACCATATCTTCCATATTTTCAAACCCTTCGATTTCTGAATACAGATACTTCATTATTTCTTCCCTATCGTTCGAAATAACCAATTCAAGTGGTAATGACATATGAACTAGTTGTTGAATTTCTGCGCAATTTTCTTCTGTAATGGGAACCTGTACACCATTAACATAAGGGGTGGTGCCGGGTTTATAATTGACACTACCAAGAACAATCATTAAGTCGTCCATTAACGTCGCTTCTTCCCACGTTATAGCACCTTGGGATATACTATCGTCAACATCGGCTAAGAAGTTTGTGACGCATTCCAACGTGGTTCTAATTTCATTAAGGATTTTAGTCGAATGTGTAGTGAAATGTTCGTCGCGCACTTTGAATAGTGCTTTTAAGTGTTCCATTTTTATACCTTATTGTTGTTATTATTATTTTAAGATGTGCAGTAGTTACCTAAGAAGGTTTCTGCATCAACTTTATCTGATGTTTCTGCTGCCAATATTTTTTGGATAACGAACATCTTTCCATATTTCAGCACCGCTTCATCCATGTCTTTTGCATTTAAACCCAAATCTGGGGTGGATATACTCCAGCCGTAGTCTAATGCTTGCATTGCAGCACGCATACCATCACCTTCGGTGTCTGGTATATAAATCTTTTTGCGTGGACTCTTATCGAGCCACTGGCGCTGCGATTCGGTTATTATGTTACCCATTACTGCAACACCATCGATTGCATGCGCATCGAACCACCCTTCAATTACAAACAGTGGGGATTTATCTTCATAGTCAAATAATTTATCAAATCCATATAGAATTCTTTCTTTTGATATGGCGGGGGTTTCATATTTCTTTGTAGCGTCATATAACGCCCGACCGATGTAATATATTAAATTATTATTCTTATATATTGGAATTATAACACGCCCCAACCATTTATGCAAGCGTGGATTGTCTGCTTTATGCGATAACATAAATGGGTATGTGTTTGGGTCAATCCCGCGTTCTTCTAAGTATTCATTAGCAGCATCTGCAACGTAGTCGTCGGGTTTTGCATTTTTTAAGTAATAGAAGTGTTCGGGAACCGCAATTGATTTCGGCTCAATCGATACATTCGCCTTACGAACTTCATCCTTCTTTGTATTACCACCGTTCTGCCACGCAGGGGATGATAAGATAATCTCTTTATATTCATCATCGGGTATTCCAAACGCATCAAGCGTTGTTATCATGTTTTTAGAATAATATTCGTTTACTTCGGGGTCGTAGCGGGACGAATGACCACAGTTCCAACATTTGTAGTCAGTGATACCATTTTCAAATTTAAACGCGCCACGAAGCCCCTTGCGCGTGTGGTCGTTACATACGTGACATCTTACTGCTTGCCAGCCCTTTTGGCTTTTAGGTTGAAGCTGGACATGTTGATTTATTATTTTTTCTAATGTATTATCCATCGAGGAATATTATCACACAACAAACAAAACATCAACCCATAGTTTTCTTTAATTCTTTTTCTTTTATCTTAACCATTTTATCGAGGCGGGTGCGAATTTCTGGCGCGTGTAACCAAATATCACTATCATTTACAATTCCCTCAAATTCCTTTTTGGTTAAAAATGGGATATAATACTTATCGCCGATGTCTGCAAACCATTCCAGTGAGGCTATCATTTCCATTTCAGCTTCCTTACCCTTACCGTAAATGCCACCACTAAAGTTATGAATCATCATAAGACTGTTGTCGTGAACGAAAAATTGGTCTGCTGCGAGGAATATTAATGAACCTAAAGATTTTGCTTCGCCTTCTAAGCTACATACAACAGTGGCTTCGGAGTTTTTCATAGCGTTAACAATCTGAATACCAGTACGTAAGTAACCACCGGGTGTGTTTAAATGAATATAAATCGTATCTTGTGGTTGTGCGATGTTGATGATATGAATCATCTTAACGTATGCCGCAGGTTCTAATATTATACCGCTTAGATAAAAATGATGTACTTTTGAAATAAGGGGCTGTTCAAAGTATTCAAACGCCTTAACTTCTTCTTCTACTTCTTCACAATTTCTTGCGTTTTTAATATCAGTCATATTATTTCCTATAATTTATATACTGATATTTATAAAGCCAGAAATAAGAAGGGACAACCGAAGAATTTGTGCATATCGGTTGTCCCTTCAAAACTATTGGGTTACAAGGCGTTACCCCCGCATGGTTTACGCTGCTATAGCGAAATCACCATAAAATGAGTCATTAGCTGCATTTATTTTAAGTTTCTTTCAATTACGGGTGATTGCTTAACCGCGCTGTGGGTTTATCGTCTACACCCTGTCGAATCCAATTCACCCACAAAGTTCATTTGTAGCACAATTAGTGTAAGTGGCGGCTTCGAAGCCGCGTCCAAGATTGCTTATTGTCAACCGTTTATTACAGCGATAAATAGTCATATGACTACTTTATATACTATATATCAAATAACAAATATTGTCAACAATAAAATTTACGTAGGTGCGCATCAGACAGCCGACTCAAATGATGGCTATATGGGTTCTAGTAAAATATTGGAAGCTGCTATGGCAAAGTATGGAGTTGAAAACTTCAAAAAGGAAATATTGCATATTGTCGATAATGACGAACATATGTATTCTCTTGAGTGTGAAATAGTCAATGAAGACTTCGTAGTGCGCAAAGATACGTATAATATCCGCATTGGTGGCAGGGGTGGATGGAATCACATCAACAACGACCCGGCGACAAAACAAGCCGCATTAGAAAAAGCAAGAACTAAAGAAGTACAAGACGAGCGTGTTAAAAAATACAAAAATTGGTATAATGGTGCAAGTGACAGTGAGAAGATGAATTGCACATCAGCTCTAATGCGTGGTAGTGTGGGGCATACAAGGGAACAGCGCGAGCGAGCGAACAAAACCCACAGTGAATCAATAAAGGGTTCAAAAAATCCGCAGTTTGGAAAGAAATGGTATATTGACCCCGTGACGGAAAAACGGTGTGTTTGTCGTCCCGGCGAACAACCCGAAGGATATGTTCTTAGTGCAGGTTATAAAACAAGGAAAAGCCGGGCATACCAAATAGAGCGTAATAGGCGTAAACGAAAAGGTTAATCTTTTTCGGTAATATCCGAATTATCCTTCGCCCAATCAAGGTTCAGGTCCTCGCCATATTCTTCCACAAGTTCAATCTTACCTTTAAATTTTGGTAAGTCTTTGATTTTCATGTCACCAATGTCATACGAAAATGTGACGTGTGGTTTGTATTCATCAAAATCGTAAGTTGCGTTGTGTTCATCCATCAAGGTTTTGTGACGTTTAACCAATTCAGGACAAGTATACCTCATAACCAAACACTTTGCAACATGGTCGTCATCGTCTGGTTGTGAATCCCATACTTCAAATTCTTCTGGTTTGCCGTGCATCGCTTCTTCAAACTTACCCGCAGGCACGTAATCGGGACAATACTCGCGGCTGTACAACAGCGTGGTGTGCATCTTGTGAAATTTTGTGTGGTTTGGAATATCGTTATCTTTGATGTATTCTTTTATACCATCAATGGTTTCTTTACTAAACCGCACACCCGCGTATGTTCCTTTTTTGCTATCGTCTTTTTCTTCAACTAAATCTATCAATTTCATTTTGTTCACTATTGCATATGTCTAACATTCTATTAATCCACTTCTTCGCCGGGGTGGATTTATGAAATGTTTCTGTTTTTAATTCGTTATGGTTCTTTACCGTTGCTATATAATCGCCTTCTTCATCTTCATATATTGTGTATGTTATATCCTTTTCTATACCTCCAATGCAAACAATTCCCATAGTCATTTTTTCCTTTTGTAAGTTATAAAAGATAAATCATCTGTCTCTGTTCCCCCTTTTATTTCGAAGTTTTTGTTCAAAACATCAATAGGGAAGAACTTGTCGCAGTCATATGTTTTTCCTTTGACTACAGTCATATATATCGTTTCTGTAAAAGCGAGTGCCTCTTGGAACATCCGCCATCCGCCAAGGATGAATACTGGTCTGTTGTCGCCTATTTCAAGGCATTGAATTGCTTGATGAATTCCACTTACTGCCGTGGCGCCATGCGCTTCATAATCTGGATTGCTTGTAACGACATATGATTCCCTGCCCTTCAGGATAGGGTCATCAATTTGCCCTTCAGGGTCTTTGCGTTTCGATTGTATCATCTCGAACATATCGGTGTAGGTGTGCCTGCCCATTATACAAACCCCGCCAGTGGTAGTGGTCTGAAAATGCTTTAGGTCTTCGGGAAAGAACCATGGAATTTTACCATCTTTTCCAAACCCACCTGCTTCGTCTACAGCGACTATTATTGTTAATGGTGGTATTCTTTCCTTAAAACTCATACATCACCGCAACAACATCGGGTCTGTGGTTTTTAATTTTGCAACAACACGCTTTGCGCGTTCAACAATACGAAGGTCAAAACATTGTACCGACATCGGGTCAGATTCAAATTCTGCAACAATTAGTGCGAGTAATTCGAATGCCTCAATTTCCAATTTGGAACGTTCGTGCATTTCTTCTATTGCTTTATCTGTTAAATATGGTGAGTGCATTATTCTTTGTCCGAAATTATTACATAATTCAATACTGTCATGCCGTAGCAATTGTCTTGCAAATATCGAATTTCAAGGTTTGTAATGCCAGCATCTGCCAGCACTTCATTGTTATTGCGATTATCACAGATAACGTTGTATTGTGATATTTTTCCTTCTTCTGCAAGCTCTTCAAAAAATTCATCAATAACTTCAAGGATAGCATCACGATGGACATCGTGTGCATATAGTATTGAAAATTCATCAATTATTTCGTTGATGAATTCCGTTACCGTTTTATGAAGGAATTTTGAGGCTATACCTTTTGATTTTAATGTGAATGAATTCATTTTACACCGCCACTGGCATTTTTATTATGGGATGATAATCATACCCTTCTATGACAAAGTCTTCGTAGGTAAAATCATCAATGCTTTCTATGTCCCGTTCCAGCTTTAATGTTGGTGATGGGAAATAGGTTCGTTTAATCTGTTCGTTTAATTGTTCTATATGGTTACTGTATATGTGAACGTCACCACCAGTCCATACAAATTCTGTTGCGACATGGTTTGTCACTTTAGCAATCATGTGTGTAAGGATACTATATTGTACGATATTGAATGGGACGCCTAAGCCTACGTCACAAGAACGCTGATAAAGATGACAACGCAGTTGTCTGCGTGGAACATCATGTCTGTCGTACCTTTCGTGTTTGCCTTCGTCCGTCATTGGACAATCATATTGCTGTGGTTTTTTGGAAGCAACCAACCATTCTTCGCGCTGTTCTAATGAAAGTTCCGCTGACCAGAACTGGAACATGGCGTGACATGGTGGCAAAGCCATAAGTTCAATTTCGCCAACGTTCCAAGCATTAACGATAATACGTCTGTCATCGGGATTATTTGTTAACTGGTCAATGACACGTGCAATTTGGTCAACGCCTTTTATATCATCATATAGTGGTGCCCCTGTTGCTGTAGGTAGCTTATTGTGACCACCCCAATCGCGCCATTGCTTACCATAGACGGGTCCAAGGTTACCGTTTTCGTCCGCCCACTCATCCCAAATTTTTACACCGTTATCGTTAAGAAATTTGGTGTTTGTGTCGCCACGCAAGTACCACAGTATTTCATAAATGATACTTCTGGTATGCATTTTCTTGGTTGTTAATAATGGTATACTATCGTCCGATAAGTCGAAGCGCATTTGTTGGAACGGTAAACTAATGGTTCCCGTACCCGTGCGGTCGGTTTTCTTAATACCATTTTCTAAAATGTTTTTTACTAAGGCGATGTATTCGCTATCGTGAGTCTTCAGTGTCGTCATTGTTGGCTTCTTTGTTATGATTATTTTTAAGTACCGCTGCGAATTCTTCACGTTCAATTTTATCTATAAGAGCGCGGATAACCATTTCATTTATAACAGCTTTCGACAATGCAGTAGTAGTATCGGCACCATCGTTGATGTAATCATGAAACGTTGCTAAGGATTCTTCACGTAAGAACTGTTCAACGAACATGCGCATTAACGCATCATAGTTATCGTCAGTTAATTCCACTACAATTTTTTCACTTTCTAATTCATTTTCATTCATTATTCTATCTCATATAAGTCTGTATGTCGCACCCACTTTTGCCATGCGCCATCTATTTTATTAACGGGAGTTATTTCCACACGTTCGTCAGTCTTACCTCTTCGCAACGCTCTTGAAGCTATCCTTCCTGTTTTTCTAACTTCTACATCTTCATGCAAAAATGTCTGTTCCTGCTCCGACGACTCTTCCATATTTGTTTCCCTGTCTGTCATATTTACCACTCGTTATCCGCGCGCAGGTGCTGCTCGATATAGTCGCGGTCTTGTGTAAAGATTGGGATTTCATTATCCATCCCAACAGCATTAGCACAATACCCACGTTTTTGCCACGTAGGAATATCATTCCAGTTCACGCCGTGCTTACTAAAAAGCATTTCTTGAACTTGGTCAGTATTCTTGGCTTGTAATTCTTTGTGGGAAAAGTAAAACTGCCCCAACATATTTATGCTATTTCTGGTCGCGTCTTGTTGGCGCCAAACAAAATAGTTCGCTACTTCGTCTACGGGGAGGTTGTACACGCGCGCGTCAAAGAACGCCCACATATTGTCGGTTACCGTATCGATAATTTGTTGATTAAAGAATGCTGTGCACATGGATGCTGAAATGGATACCATCTTTTGAACATTTCCATCAAACCATTGGTCAGTCTTTAACTTACCCCAATCATTTAATAAGATTGAAATTTCGTCAGACTGTGTGTATGTCAACTTTGCATTTTGAATAGTAGATACTAATTCAAATGCGGTTTTTGACATCGAATCGTGCATACAGTCACTGAACGGGGATGTTCGTTCAAAGCCGTCGGCGGGGTATTCAATTTTTTGTAACCGTTTGGTCCACGCGTGGAACGCCTTACCATCCAAACGAATGACGACAGGTGTCCTGCGCATGAGTTTGGTTTTGGTTACACGCTCGTATGCCTTCATACGATTACCAATAGATGTCTTATCCATTACTTAGCTAACCCATATTTGTTAAGTTCATTAATTAACCACACTTGGAACTTAGTGAAAGTGTAATTTCCCATACCATTATCTGATAGCCACTCGCCATATTGGTCGAAATTTTCGATGTCAACCCGTGCGTGTTTAGGACCGCGTTCGCGGAAAGCATTGCGCACTTCTGCGGCGGTTTCATAAATTACATCTGGTACAACTATACCGACGCAAGTAAGAGCACCGTCGAGTGCTTCTTCGCTTTCGTGAAACTTTGCGAATGGGTATGTATTGTCGGTGTCGGATAAACTTTCAAAGATTTCATGTAGCGTTGAGCTATATCCAGCATTCAAACAAATGACAGTCTTATGATTTTTTAAGTAGTCGTGTAACTGCCGATATTTGTCAAGGTCATCAGCTTCCCAAGAGTCACTTTCGTTTAGGTACGGAGCATACTTGACAACCATTTCGTCGCCGCAATGCTTTGCTTGTATCCCTTGTTGGATACTAGATAGGTACATATTGCCAAAGAAGTAGGCACGCATAATTTAATCCTCGTTATATTCAGAGGATACTATACCTTAATGTGGATGGTTTGTCAAGATTATTTTAAGTTTGTTTCAAGGTCATGAACACGTAATTCAAGCCGGGCAATGTCCTTTTTGATATCGTCTATTTCACCAAACGCGTTGTTTTTATCTTGGTTGTGGCTATCACGAGTCATAAACTTATCGTCCGCTTTTTCTACGAACTTGTCAAAGTTATTTTCAATTCTAACTATCTTTTCACCATAATTTTTGACGTCATTAGACAACGTAGCAGCTCCCCAAGTTATAGCCACTGTTTGAAAGATAACAACACCGATTAAAGCGACAGGTATTTTCTTGTCAATACCCCATCTATCCTTATCAGGACTTGACATTGTTTCATCTAATTTATGAAGTTCTTCCATCGTTGGCATCATTTATTCCCTATAACAGTCTTGCTTTTAGTATTTATCGTTTCGTGTAATTCATAGTCCCTATTATCAAGGGTATTTTTGTATAAAAGGTATATTAATATAAAACTATAGTATTCTGATATCTTAAGACCGTGCGCCATAAACGAAGGCACATCTAAGCTGCTAAACGATGTAAATGACATTATGGCATGTACCATGATTCCCTGTGACATAAACAACCAATAAACATGTGGCGGGAACAATATGTGTGCCTTTTTTCGTAGTATTATAGCTGTTATAAGCCACAATACCAAAAGAACAAAATCGAATGGGCAATGAATAATCGTCCCAAACAGTGTTATTGAATGCGGTTCCATATGGAAGCTACCAACCCCAAGTATGGATGATGTTGCCATAAACACCGAAAATATAAGCGGTGTGGCGAGTATTATTGCTAAATTTTTGAGTTTGCAGCGTATAACGTCGAAGCACAAAAATACCATCAAAAACATCAACACGAGGGTTATTCTACTTGCACCCCACGACATTAACAGCCAATGCTCTGCAATTCCCGGGTAAAATACCGGAACCAATGCGTGAGTCAAATCCGTCACACCTGCAATGGTGGTACCTATCGCCATTAGGGGCGAATAGATGCCAGTTGCATTATAACGTATATTAAGCCAAGCTATAAAGAACAGACACGCCGCAGCGGTCAGCTCCATATACAAGTGAAGTGAGTTTAAATCCATTTTTCATATAACCTATTGATATATCATGTAAACACATATATTTATAGATTATATGGAATTTTTAAGACTTTCGGGTATCTTCCGTGGCGATTATCCAATCTCTGACAAAGTCGCTTCGCACAATATCATTTTTGTTGAATTGTACACAGGCAAAGTCGTTCATGCTATGAAACACATTTAATGCATCTATCATTCCAGATACACCATTTTTCTTACCATCTAAGTCTGTTTGTAAAATATCACCCGTGAATATAATTCTTGAGTTTTTACCTACTCTAGTCATGATAGAATTAATTTCATGGAATGTCATATTTTCACCTTCATCGACAATGATAATAGCATTATCCCATGTCAAACCACGAATGAATGATGTAACCATAAATTCAATGAGGTGTGCTTCTTTCATATCTCGATAAGATGAATGCTTGCCGACTAAGTCACAAAGTATGTCCTGATAAGGAATTTCATACTGTGCAATTTTTTCATCTAAAGTGCCCGGTAAGAATCCTACTTCGCGCGTGGTGACTGCGGAACGTACAATGATAATCTTATTTTGGTTTTTTTGTAGTACTTCGTTTAGTGCGAGATACAGCGCAAGAAAAGTTTTGCCAGTTCCTGCGGAGCCGTGTAGGCAGATGTGTTCTTCGTTGAACCAACTATGGAAGACATCTTCCTGTGCTGGCGTTAGTGGTCGTATTGCTTTTATATCGTGTGTTGTCCAGTGTTTGATTTTCCTTCCTTCCTCCATGGCTTTACCGTTCTGGAATAATGCTATGTTAGCATTTGTTAGTTCTTGCCGTTTGTTACTTTGGCGTTTCCTTGACATATATGTCCTCCAAATAGGTGCAAATAACAATTGTATTTATACAATTTATAACCTTAAACGAAAAAGGGACGCCGAAGCGCCCCTTAATGGGATTTCTGAATGAAAATATTAATTATCTTCTAAAAATATATCCAATGCTGTATCTTGGTCATAGTTTTGATACCCCACCCTAATTTCGTCGTTTTCATCAACGGAATCTATCTTAACATCATATCCCCAAAGGAACGAAATGTATCGAAGGGTGTCAACGGTTGATTCGCGGTCAAGTGGCTTACCATCAACCATATAGTGACGCAGTGTCATACTCCTGTCGCCCCATTTATCTACATCATACACCTGAATGTCTGGAACTTTATAACCTATATTGTATTGTTTAGCTAAAGCATCCCGAATGTTTTTGTAACCTTTAGTATTATGGATGCCAGTAACTTCCAATTTTGGGTCGTCTTCATCGTCGCGGACGTTGAACAACTTGAAATCCCTTATAATTTTAGGGGATAAAAATTGCTGTATGAAACTTTCGTCTTTGAAGTTTTCGATTGCCCACTTTATATTTTTGATGTAATCACCGTTACCAACCCAATCTTGGTTATGGAACCATGCAATATCTTCTTCGGTTGGCTCCATTGAAATTCGTTCGATATCCTTATACATCGCCCAACCCAAAGCATATGGATTGATACCACTAAAGTGTGGGTGGTTAAAGTCTGGTTGTTTTACAACCCCCGTATGGGAGTGTAGGAATTCCATCATAGCACCATCGGTCATAATACCCTTGTCATACAAGTCATGCATTATTTTATAATGGAAGAATGTTGCACAGCCTTCGTTCATCAACTGCAACTGTCTTTGTGGATGGAAGTATTGTGAAATCTTTCGAACGATGCGAATCACTTCACGCTTCCATTCATCAAGACGTGGTGCGTTCTTTTCGATGAAGTACAAAATATTTTCTTGTGGTTCAGAAGGAAAATGTTCTTCTACGTCTGCAACATCTGTATCACCTTTAGGGATGGTACTCCACAAAACGTTAAGGTTTTGTTGAACGTATGCATCACGGTCTTTACGATTCTTTTCTTCCGTGGCGGCTGAAATACGCGAAGGTCTACGATACTTATCGACACCATACACTTGCAATGAGTGGGCAGCATCCAAAACAGCTTCGACTTCATTGACACCATATCTGTCTTCACATTTACGGATGTACTTCTTAGCATATTTAAGATAATCGATAATACCTTCGGCATCTGTCCATTGCTTAAATAGATAATTGTTCTTAAAGAAAGTATTATGACCAAACGATGCGTGCGCTATTACGAGCGTTTGCATCATCATAGTGTTTTCTTCCATCAAGTACGCAATACACGGACTGGAATTAATAACGATTTCGTATGCCAATCCCATGCGACCGCGCCTGTAAGCTTCAAGTTCACGAATGAACTGCTCACCAAATGTCCAGTGGCTATAGAAGATGGGAAGACCAACAGCTGAATAAGCGTCGAGCATTTGCTCGGATGATATGACTTCTAAATGATTAGGATAAACATTAAGGTCATACTTTTCCTTCGCAATCGTTTCGATTTCAGCATAAATTTCATTCAACTTATCGAATGTCCATTCTTGTCCTGAATCAACTTTAATCATTATACTTCTCGTTTTTCAAATAGTTTTCTAAACACAGGGTAGATTTCGGTTACGTCATTAACAATCGACATTTCCATTTTCTTCGAATTAGCTTTTACGCTTTCGTATGGTCCCCAAAGGTCGCTTTCGCCTGCGGCTCTGCGTTGGTCAACTTCAACATAAGCGAAGTATTGACTTAACGGCAAAATTTTATTCTGCAAAACTTCAACGGCATTGACATTATCTTCGTACCAGTTATCACCGTCTGAAATTTGGCATCCGAAAATGTTCCAAGATTCAACAGGATATCGGTCTTTAATAACTTCATGCATTAATTCTAACGCAGATGAAACAATCGTACCACCTGTTTCTTTGGAATGGAAGAATTCATCTTCGTCAACTTCCTTAGCCTGCATGTGGTGCCGTATCCAAACAATATCTACACGTTCGTAATTGTAATGCAAGAATAATAACATAAGCATGAAGAAACGTTTTGCCATTTCCTTTTCCCATTCACCCATGGAAGCAGATACATCCATAATACCAAACATGACAGCCTGTGTCGTCGGTATAGGGACTTTCTCCCAACGATTGTAACGTAAGTCCATGTCGTCGAGGAATGGAATAGCTTTGATTTGACGTTTAACGGTAGCAATTAACTTTTCAAGTTCTGCAATACGCGTGGTGATTTCGGCGTCTTTTTCTTCATCGTATGTTGTTACCGAATCTTTTAGTAATTTGAGTTCAGCTTCATACTTCTTCAGCTTTCTCTTCTTCGGTGAGCGCAGACCAATCTTTCTTCCACGCGCCTGACGCATGGATTGCTTGATGTTAAGTCTGCTTTGGTTACCGTCTACAGAGAAGCCAGCACGCTGCATTTCCCATTCATCCAACTTAGCGATATTCTTTTTAATCATATCGGGTAGTTCAAGGTCTTCAAAGAACAAGTCAAGGAATTCTTCTTTGGTTAATGAAAAGGAAAATTCGTCTTCGCCTATTCCATCTTTGGAACCTTTCTTACCACCAGTGCCGCCTCCACCTTCTTCTGGTCGTGGTATGCGGTCGCCTTGGTTAAAGTCTTTGTTGCCGGGGCGGACAGTGTCTCTAACACCTCCGTCTTTGCTGTGTCCAAAGGTAGGTTGATTCAACCCCTTGCCGGGAATTTTAATCTTCTTATCCTTGCTATTAACGATGTCGCCAATCTTACCATCACGGATAACATCTTTGACGGCATCGTTAACTTGTTGTTTGACACGTTTTAGAAAGCGCTGTCGATTGGTAGTACTCTTACCTTTCGAGTTTTTACGTCTGTCTATAATAATATGTGACATTTTTGTTTCCTTAATAATTAAAGTTAGGGTTAAGCCTGCTCTTAATTATTTTTGGAATAACGTAAGAACCAATCAACTAACCGTCTGACTTGCTTTTCGGTGTATCCTTTCCTCATCATACGGGATACGAAGTCGTCGTGCTTATCCTGTTCGTCAGATGTCTGCTTTTCTTGGAAAGAAATAACTGGTAACAGTTCTTCGGTATTAGCAAACATTTTCTTTTCGATAACATCGCGAAGTTTCTGATAGCTTGTCCAGTCAGGATTGTTGCCGCTGTTGTTTTGTGATGCACGTAATACGAACATAACAACTTCATTACGGAAATCCTTTGGATTGCTAATACCAGCTGGTTTTTCAATTTTTTCAAGTTCATCGTTCAATGTATCACGGTCGAACATGGTACCAGTGTCGTCATCGCGATAATCTTTATCTTGAATCCAGAAGCCAGCCAATTGAATGTATCGGTCAAATAAGTTCTGACCATAGTCATGGTATGATTCCAAGTATGCCTTTTGAAGTTCGTCTTCAAGGAATTCAGCATAGCGAGGTTGTAGTTCGCCTTTAATGAACCCGATACGGATTTCTTCTTCTTCCTGACCAAATTGTTCTTGCAGAATTTGCTGTTCCAAAACATACATAAGGTGGATTGGGTCAGCCGCAATTTCATTTGAGTCGTAGTTAAAGACCTTAGATAAAATTTTGAATGCGAATCGCGTAGATGAACCAGCCATGCCTTCTGTGACACCTGCAACTTCTTTGTATTCGTCGATAGACTTTGCGGACGGGTCAGTATCTTTCAGATTCTTACCGTCGTATGTTTCCATCTTAGAATACGTGCTGCTGTTTTCTGGACGAAGTAAACGGGTTAAGATTGAATACTGTGCCATCATATCGATGGTGCCCGGTGCACAAGGTGCGTTTGCCAGTTCGGAATTCGCAATTAACTTGTCGTAAATTAACGCTTCTTCTGTAACACGTAAGACATAAGGCACTTTGACGATGTTAACACGGTCAAGGAACGCTTCGTTCTTTTTATCGTTACGGAATGTTGTCCACTCAGATTCGTTACTGTGAGCAAGGATTAATCCACTAAATGGGATAGCACCAAACTGTTCAGTACCGTTGTAGTGACCTTCCTGTGTAGCAGTAAGTAATGGGTGAAGCATCTTGATAGGTGCTTTAAACATTTCCACGAATTCCATGATACCTTGAGAAGCAACGTTCAAGCCGCCTACCCAATTGTATGCATCGGGGTCGTTCTGGTCGTGGTCTTCCAAGTCACTGATGTTAACCTTACCAACCAAAGAAGAAATGTCTTGGTTGTTTTCATCACCGGGTTCAACCTTAGTGATTGCAATTTGTTGCAAGATATCAGGCCAAATTTTAACAACTTGGAATGTAGTGATGTCGCCTTCAGCTTCCTGTAAACGTTTAACTGCCCATGGTGACATGATGTATTTCAAGTAACGCTTAGGGATGCCGTAGTCAGCTAAGATGTCGGCACTGTCTTCTGCTACATCGAATAAACCCATTGGTGATTCGAACAGTGGAGAAATTTCCCAAAAGCCTTCGCCAGTATCTTTACCATCACGGTCTAAGTTTTTGTTCCATGCCTTCAATGTATAGATAGGCATTTTCTGCATCAGCTCTTTCAAGCGTTCAGCAATGGATGACTTACCGCCACCAACTGGACCTAAAAGATATAAGATTTGGTTTTCTTCTTCAAGAGATTGTGCGGCGTGGGTTAAGAACGAAACAACATCTTCAATCGTATTTTCCATTCCATAGAAGTCGGAGAATGCAGGATACGTTTTAATTTTACGGTTTGTGAAAATTCTACTTAGACGTTCATCGTCGCGAGTGTCTACTACGGTAGCATCGCCAATTGCCATTAATAGGCGTTCCGAAGTTGATGCGTACATCCCTTTGTCATCTTGACAGCCTTCAAGATATTCGACCAAAGTCATTTCTTCGGGTTGTTTAACTGTGTATCGGTTCTGATACTTTTCAAATACGTTGCTCATATCGCCTCTTTTTTGGTTTGTGATTTCATTTAATTGTGTAGAAACTATATAGTAATTTTTTTGGTATGTCAATAGAGTTTTTACATTAATTCAAATTAATTTCATTTATTTGTTACAATGATTTAAGTTACTATTGTAGCTTTAATTAGGTTACGAAGATTTTATTTTTAACTTATCTAACACTTCGCGCTCGTCAGTAAGGTTTCGTTCATTGGCATCTTCATTCGAAAAACCATCTTTATATCTGGCTTTATCTGACTTCAAAAGTTTCTGTGCATTAACTTCCAAAATGTCATCCCACTTAATACCAGCTGCATCACAAAAGATTGCTTGGTACCAATTTAGGTCGCCGAACTCTTCACCGATGTTTACTAAGTCCATGTCTGCGCCATTAAATTCTAACGCTTCGAGTAGTTCGACTGATTCCGTTGCTGCGCCTAATAGTGCATGGAAGATGCGGGGGTCAATATCTAATGTTGTTTCTGCGTCGGATAAGTCATCAACAGTTAACATAGATAGTGTAGTGAGATTTTTTCCTACTGTTACAATGTTGTGGTCAATTGCTGCGTAATTATATTCGCGATTATAAAAAGCGTGCTTCTTAATCTGGTCAAGAATGTTGCCAGTTGCGATATGCATGGAAAGGATTTGGGTTAAAAATTGTTTGTTTACTTTTACTTCGTCGATAGTGCTTTCCGTAGAAACTGCACCCGCAACGTATTCGTCAAGTCTTGACATGATGTACCTCTTTATTATTGTTATTATATGTTATGTGTTATAAAGTTTGTGGTGATGCAGCGCCCGCCGCACAAATTATTCATGGTCCAGCCTCCCCTAAAAAAAGGCAACCAGATATCACTATTTTTCTTCTTACGAAGCACCACAATTGGAACCCATGACAGGAATCGAACCTGCATCTGAATCTTTAGGAAAGACCCGCTCTACCGTTTGAGCTACAAGGGCATAAAACTATTTACGATTTTTACGTCGTGCTTTCTTCACCGCTTTGCGTTTCTTTGCTTTAGCAGGCTTCGCTGTTGCTTTCTTCGTGAAGGTGGATTTGAATATTCCCATTTCATGCATCAAGCGAGTTTTGCGTTTCTTACTAAGCATACCTTCTTTAGCTGCGTTCTTAATAGCATCCATCATTTCAGCTTGCGTAAGTGGCCGTTCTTTTTCTGGTGATTGAATAACGTTTATGTCGTTCTTTGCAGCTTCTATTTCTGCTGCAAAGCTGGCGGCGTCTTCTGGTGATAATTCATTACTCCCCGCCGCTTCGATATCTTTAATTAATTTGTCGGCAAGCTCTGGGGACAAATCTTTCGTGCTTAGTACTTCGCGTTCGGGTATTTCTTCAAATACACCATCTTCAATATCTTCGTTGTTCATTATTATATACCTTATTGTTATTATATTCTATTTCTATAAGTGCGTTGCCCATGACTTTACGAACATCATCCATGGCGCTTTCAATGGCTTCTTTCATACTATCAGCTTCGCGCGTAAAGTCCATTGCTAACCAACCTTCACATCCACACCCCACTAGCGAATCATCACACCCTGCTTCATATAGCGCATCCAAGTGTGTTTCCAAACCATATTTGGGGTCAAGCTTAAATTTAAATATGAAGTTATGTTCTTTCATTCTTAATACCGTATTGAAAATTGTAGAAGGCTGCGTCTGGTTGCATGCGGTCTGCCATTCGTTGAAATTCTTTTTCACGCTTACGGCATCTTTCTTCAAATGCCTTAACGGTGGCTTCTGTAACTGGACGGTTACGTGCGGCTTCTATAAATTCATCTATTGTCATATTCACCTCTGCGGAAGAAGGAGGATTCGAACCCCGACCCCGAAGGAGTCACCTGCTTTCGAAACAGGTCAGCGCGCCGATGCGCCTACATCTTCCAAATTAAAGTGGGGATTGCTCCCCACTATTTAAAGGTCGCGAAATCTGCTGTCTTTAGGAACTTTCTTTAACAAAAATTCCATTTGGTCAGCAAGTACCTTGCGATTCTGCAAAAGCAACCATTCAGCACGATTTGGTTCGTATGGAACATAAACCAAATTCATGTGGATGTCATTCAACATGTGGTTGTCTTTTTCTTTATTGCAACGTTCACACGCCGATACTACATTTGTCCAAACGTTCTTACCACCTTTAGAAGTTGGGTGAACGTGGTCGCGCGTAAGCTTACCAGCTGGGAAATAATCAGCACAATAGCCACACAAGTTTTGGTCACGACGGAACAACGTTTTGTTGTTCAGAGGCACACGGTTGTAGTGCTTCATTGCTTTGTCGCTGACTTTGCCTTTAATAGCAATAATTGTGTTCACTGAAAGAACTGTACGTTCTCCCGTAGCGGCACAAGTACCACCATAAATATCAAAGTCCACAGCACCCAT